TGAAGACATTATAATACTATTTTGCAAATGATGGTAGTCCTAACATCGCTCTTCCATCAAACTTGTTTTTAGTAGCAAATGGTCCATTTACATGGTTATAATGCAAGAATACTTGACCACAGATATTGCCCTCAAATGGTTCTCGCCAATGCTCTAATTCACAGCCACTATACACTAACATGTCTCCTACATCAAGTAAGACTTTTGTGCCTGCTGGAGCATTAGGTTTAATGATTTTTTTATACTCATCTATAACATTATCAGATCCCGTTCCATCTATAAATATAGGCCATGGATCCCCACCTAAATTTAAAGTACAAGATATTTCACAACTGGGTCTATCTTTATGTCTTCTGAGTTCATCACCTTTTTTATATGCTCTTGCATAAGAATAAGTTGGAATTAAATTTAGTCCTGAATGTTGTCTCATAACCGGTAACATTTTAACCAGTAAAGTATCCATTACAAAATCACCATAACAAGAAAAAGTATTTGGTATTTGTTGATCTGACCATGTTCCTAACATTGGAGATTCTGAATGAATATTATTTTTATACATAAAAGCAACTGCATCTCTTTTAAGTAAGAAATAATTAAATATAAAATTAGCTAGTTCATAAGGTAAAGCGTTTTTAATGACTTGATATTTTTGTTGTTGAAACGTCATACCATAAGTCCTTTCTGTAAAAAATTAAATGACACCGATATTCTTATATCATTGGATTCATTTGGATCCACACAATGCATTACCCAAGATGGAAACATAATCAATCGTCCTGCTTTTGGTTCATAGTGTGTTTCTCTCCATAATCTAGAAGGTGTTTTACCTTCTTTCATTTTAGGTCTTGATAAAGCAGCAACGGATCTTGGGTCGTCTATTTTTAAATGACCAGAGTTCTTAGGTGCTTTTATATAATACACTCCAGACCATAATGAATTCGGATGCATATGAGCACGATTCATGCCACCTGGAGGATTCACATTAGCCCACATATTCCCTAAAAAAGGTTCTGAATCTAAATGTTCTTCCATATATATTTTATGTTGTGCTTCATATAAACCATCGACTAATCTTTTATATTCTGGTCTTAAATGCATATCCGTTGTTGAATGCCAACCTTTAACATTAGTTCTAACAACACCTTTATCTTGATTCATCCATTGCATAATATTTTTTTCTAATTCAATATTTAATGATGGATCGTTATGATCAAATATATAAATAGGGGTTGGAAAGTGAAGTTCTCGAATCATTTAAATGGAGGACCCCCGAACCACATAACTAACGATTTTCTATTTCCTTTTTTAACTGCAACTGCTTTATGTCGAATAAAGGATGCAAAAAAGATTGCATGACCTTGTTTAGGTCTAATTAGTTTTCCGTTATCCATAAATTCTAATCCACCACCTTCGTATTCATTTGCAGGTGATAATTCAATCGTCATAGATATTTTTCGAACTGGAGGTTCGTGTGCACAATTAACATCGGAATCAATATGCCAATCATAAAAACCGCCTTCAGTATATTCTGTATATTGTGCAGGTTCTGTTAATCGCATTCCATCAAAACCAAAATGATTGCCATTGGTTTGTAACATTAATTTTTCAATGGTTTTATACATTGGAGGTAAAGCACTAAATGGAATCCAAGAGATATGTGAGATTCTAGTTTTAGTATCTAGTTTGCCTCCTTTACCACCACCCACTTGTGCATCTTGCCTTGGTTGCTTTCTACCTGCTTCAATAATATTTTGACATTGCTCTGGTGTAAATACAGGTGTTGTCGTTTCTACTATATAAGATTTCCATCTCGGTTCCGTTATAATCATGCAGCTCCTCTGTTTCTTATTGGATCAAACTGTACATCACAGTTTGCAGCTAGTGTTCGTCTTGTCTCGTTCGTTCCATTAAATGGATAAACACAATGTCTCATATCATATGGAAACACATAAAAGTCTCTTAGCTCCATTGGTGGTTGATAATCTATTTTTGCAAATTGTCCATTACTGGCACCTAATATTTGTAGTCGACCATTTTGTGGTATTTCTGCATTTGAATATTCTCTACCATAAGTAGATGGTAATTTTAAAATCATCACTGAAGACAAACCCGTAAATAATGTTCCTCGATGAATATGTGCTGGATTGTATTCATGTTGTTTCATTTCATTTACCCATATAGAATTTAAATGCATATCAGCATCTTTTATTTTATTAAAATCTAAATAGTGTTTAAATATATTTAAAAAATAACCTGTAATATTTCTTGGTAATAAATTATGTTTTCTAACTTTAGATTCATCTGCACCATCATAAAATAAGGAATGTTCGTTTTCTATTTTACCCACCAATTGTTTATTAGCTGGATATAAGTTATGAAAATTCTTTTCATAAAGAAAATTAATTGTATGAAAAATATCGAGTGGTACTTGATATTTTAAAATTGATTGACCTAAGAATACAAAATCAAATTTAATATTTTGGTTTCCCATTGTGAGTTATCTGTTCTTTCTCTTTATAACTACTTTCTAATTCACCAGATTTTTTTATTCTCTGTAAAGATTGTAATTGTCCTAGAACATTAAACTTGTCGGTGTCTGAAGAGTTTTCAGTCAGTTGCTGTGCTTTTGCTGCATACTGTAAACCATAAGATTCTAATTGATGTTGATTTACATCTTTATCATTAAATGATCCATCATTAAATTCTGCTTTTAATTTAGACCACATTTTAATTTCTCGCATTCTATGTTTTGCTGTTTTTTCCATAGACGCTTTTACATAACGACATTCATCTAAATCAATTTCATATTTAGACAGTTTATATTCGTCTTGTTCTTTTTGTACTTTACCTTCTAACCATTTAATTTTTGCTTCGTTTCTTCTATAATCAAATGATAATGTCATTAAGTTATCCAAGTAACTTGCTTGCTCTCGAACACACTGCCAGTATTTTGCAGCTTTAGTAGGATAACGGTTATCTTGAAGGACTGAAAATCTTGCTTCGGTTTCTGTTCTAAACATTTGTTTCTTGGTCCAGGTATCACGTAACTCATCAACCATACCTTTAAAATCGTTTAGATCATTAACTTCTAATAAGTTATTTAAATGCGCTTCTTCTTGTTGTATTAAATCTTTTACGTCTTTTTTCATGTCTATATCCTTTATGTTTTTAAAAGGTATATATTATTTAAAATATATTACAAGACCTAACTGTCTGTGAAAGTGATTGTTTGTGGACCTTGATTCCATTCTTCGGTTGCTGTTGATACAGGACCACCACCAAAAGCTAAAGAAGATGTATTATCAGTTCCTGCTCCTGCTAATTGATCTCTTGCAGTATTTAAGTCATTAACTTCAGTCCAACTTGTACCGTTCCAAGATTCTGTTATAGCATTTGGACTTCCTGGACGATCTCCTCCAAATACTAAAGCAGATGTTTGAGTACCTGCTCCTGCAGCAAGCCAAGAACCTACATTTAAATCATTAACTTCAGTCCAAGCAGAACCATTCCAAGATTCTGTTGCTGTAGATTGAGCTCCCCAAGATGTAAATCCTCCAGCTATTAATCCAGCTGTTTGAATTCCTGCCGCAGATGCTCCTGCTCTTGGACTATTTGGATCAGCAATTTCCGTCCAACTTGTGCCATCCCAAGATTCTGTTGCTGTAAGTATATTTAATGATGGATCTCTTCCACTGATAGCTAAAGCAGCTGTTTGAATACCAAGACCTGCTGGATTTTGTCTACCAGTATTTAAATCATTAACTTCAGTCCAACTACTTCCATTCCAAGATTCTGTTAAAGTTAAAGTAGGAGCATCACCCCCAAAAGCTAAAGCAGCTGTATTGTCAGCTCCTGCTCCTGCTAATCTATTTCTAGCTGTAGTTAAATCATTTAATTCTGTCCAACTAGTTCCATCATAAGATTCTGTTGCTCCTGTACTAGCAGGTGCTCCTCCACCAAAAGCAAGTGCTGCTGTTTGAGTACCACAACCCGCTAATTCTTCTCTTCCCGTATTTAAAGCACCACCCGTAGCCCAGCTGCCTGGATTATTAAACACTGCTTTTACAGTATTAGATGTTGAATTATACCAAACTTGTCCTTCAAGAGGATTCGCGGGATCTGATGAAAGAACCTCGATATCTGTGCCTGCAATTTCTTTATATGTACTCATAATTTTAACTCGATGTTATTGTTTTTGTTCCGCCTGATATTGACCATTCTTCGGTTGCGGCTAAAGTAGCAGAACCTGCATTTTCTCCACCAAAAGCTAAAGCAGCTGTTTGTATTCCAGCTCCTGCTAATTGTCTTCTTGCTGTGTTTAAATCGTTTACTTCCGTCCAACTGGTACCATTCCAGGATTCTGTTGCACCAGTTCGATCTGGTATAAATCCACCAAAAGCTAAAGCTGAAGTTTGTATTCCAGCTCCTGCTAATTCTCGTCTTGCTGTATTTAAATCGTTTACTTCTGTCCAACTTGTACCATTCCAAGATTCTACAAGTGCAACTGAAGGTGGGCCTCCACCTATGGCTAAATCTGCTGTGTTGTCAGCACCTGCTGCACCTGATAAACCTCTTGGAGTATTTAAATTATTGACCGCTGTCCAACTAGTTCCATCCCAAGATTCTACATCTGCTGGTCCAGCTCCACCAATAGCTAAAGCAGCTGTTTGTGTACCTGCTCCTGCTGATCCATATCTTGCTGTATTTAAATCATTAACTTCCGTCCAACTTGTTCCATTCCAAGATTCTGTTTGTGCGTATATTGTTGTTGGAGGTATTAAAAGTCCACCAAAAACTAATGCAGCTGTATTATCTGAGCCACAACCTGCTAATATACCTCTTGCAGTATTTAAATCATTTACTTCAGTCCAACTTGTTCCATTATAAGATTCTGTTACAGCTACATATGCAGGAATTTGAAGTGGATCTGATCCTCCAATAGCCAAACCAGCTGTTTGTGTTCCAGCTCCTGCTAAATAAAATCTAGCAGTGTTTAAATCATTACCAGTCGCCCAAGCACCAACTAATGGTGCGTCATACTTTAATACCTGATCCGTCTCATTATACCACACCTGTCCCGTCAACGGATTGTCGGGATCCGTAGTATAGTTTTGGATCTTGGTGCCTTTTATAGTCTTATAATCAGCCATTTAAATTTTTAGTCCTCCAATGTTATGTCCGCAGGTCTAGAACCAATTCGCTCTTCTTTTTGTTCTGCAGTTTCGCCGTCTACATTGTCAGCGTCCCATGCATTTTGAGCATTGGCAACCTCAGCGTTAACAATCGCTTGTGCTTCATCCTTAGTTTTAACAGATCCTGCAACTTTCGCAATCCAAAGATTACCATGTTTGTTGTATGCAGGAACTTGCCAAATATTACCAGGATAGCTTTTAAACGTGATTCTAGAAGATTCAACATGATCGATGAATCCCTTTCCCCAGTTTTCTGCTACACAGTATTGATATGTTTTTGCCATAGTTTCCTCCTTATTAAGATGTTGTTATTGTTTCAGTTATTGTACCTGGATCATTCCATTCTTCGGTTGCTGCTGTTACTACAGTTGGTGGTCCACCACCAAAAGCTAAACCTGCTGTATTAGTTCCTGCTCCTGCTAAAGCTTGCCTTGCTGTGCTCATAGCATTAACTGCTGTCCAACTTGTACCATCCCAAGATTCTGTTGCACCTGTTTCAGGTAAAGTTCCTCCACCAAAAGCTAAAGCAGCTGTTTGTGTTCCAGCTCCAGCTAACGAAGTTCTTGCCGTATTCAAATCATTAACTTCTGTCCAAGATGTTCCATTCCAAGATTCTGTTTCAGCGTGAACTATAGTTGGAGGAGATGAAAGTCCACCAAAATATAAAGATGCAGTATTGGTACCTACTGCCGCTGAATTATATCTAGCCGTATTCAAATCATTAACTTCTGTCCAAGATGTTCCATTCCAAGATTCTGTTATAGCTGTTTGACCACCTGAAGCTCCACCAATAGCTAAAGCAGCTGTTTGATTTCCAGCTCCTGCTAATCTTTCTCTTGCCGTATTCAAATCATTTACTTCAGTCCAACTTGTTCCATTCCAAGATTCTGTTATAGCAGTTGCAGGTGGTCCACCACCAAAAGCTAAAGCTGCAGTTTGTAAACCTGCTCCTGCTAATCTCTGCCTTGCTGTATTTAAATCGTTTACTTCAGTCCAACTTGTTCCATCATAAGATTCTGTTCCTGCAAAAATTTCTGGTGTTCCTGTAGCTTTATCTCCGCCAAAACCTAAAGCAGCTGTTTGCGTTCCAACTCCTGCTAAAGCGGTTCTTGCCGTATTCAAATCTCCACCCGTAGACCAGGCTCCGGCTGCTAGGCCCGTGTTCCATTCTTCGGTTTGTGCAAAAGGAAATACATCTCCTCCAAAAGATAATGCAGTTGTATTTGTTCCTGCTCCTGCTCCACTACGTTGAGCACTTGATAAATTAGCAACACTACTCCAACTCGTTCCATCCCAAGATTCTGTACTAGCTAAATTTACAAGAGGAGGACTTGTAAAACCCATAAAAGCTAAAGCAGCTGTATTATTCGCTCCTGCTCCTGCCAAACCAGTTCTTGCCGTATTTAAATCATTAACTTCAGTCCAGCTTGTACCATTCCAAGATTCTGTAACTGATGCCTGGTTTGGAGTTAAAGTTGGATTTTGTCCACCAAAAGCAAGTGCAGCTGTGTTAGTGCCTGCTGCGCCAAAATTTGCTCTAGCTGTATTTACATCATTTACTTCAGTCCAACTTGTACCGTTCCAAGATTCTGTATTAGCAACTCTTGTTGCAGGAGGAGTGGAGCCACTAATTGCTAAAGCAGACGTATTATCTGCACCAGCTCCTCTTAAACCCCTTCTACTTGTATTTAAATCATTTAATTCTGTCCAACTTGTACCATTCCAAGATTCTGTAAATCCATTATCAGAATTTACTGGATTAGTTCCACCAAATCCTAAAGCTGAAGTTTGAGTACCTGCACCTGCTAAATCTTCATTACCAGTATTCATATCATTAACTTCAGTCCAACTTGTGCCATTATAAGTTTCTGTTAACGCATAACTAGGAGCAGACCCACCAAAACCAAGTCCTGCTGTTTGAGTACCAGCACCTGCTAAATCTTTTCTTCCCGTATTCATATTGCCACCTGTTGACCAAGCGCCTGCAGTTGCTGGGTGACTGTATTTAAAATTTGCATTCGTGCTGTCGTACCATAGTTGGCCTTCTGCGGCATTCTCTAAGTTGCCAGCATTGTTTTGTACAGCGGTGCCTTGAATCTGTTTATAGGTTGACATTATTTATTCTTCAACAACCAACCTTGAGTCCCGTCAACAAAAACAAGTGTCAAACCTGCTCTCTCAACTGAAACGGTTAGGTCAGATGCTGCTCCTTGTATGGGATTGCCATTACGACCGAT